AGAGCAAATCAACAAGACTGAGACATATCGTGACCCTGACAGCTTTGCTGATATTGTTCGTGGTATGCATTTGTATGGGCGCAAGATTCTCCGACCAGAGGCTCTTGTTAATGCCCGGTTCTGTCTAGTGTAAGGGAGATTGAATTATGGCTTTAGGTGATAATACTACTTCCGTAGCACGTGGCAATGACGCACGGGGACGCAAGCCTTACTTGCTTTCAGCAGAGTTAAACTTTGCTACTGCTTTAAGTGATAAAGGTACAGCCCTAGCTGCTAACGATGTTATTCCGGGTTTGACTATTCCTGCGAATACCCTCATCATGTGTGCTGGTCTTGAAGTTACTGAAGCTCACGCTGGTACTTCAACTGATACAGACTTTGATTTTGGTGTTACAGGTGGTGACTTGGACAACTTCGTTGACGGTTTTGACTTCGATGGCGCATCAGTAGGTGACTATGCTTTTAAGGCAGGACAAACTCCTGTTCTTATCGGTGGCACTTCTGACACCATCGACATTGAAATCCAAGCAATGACAGGTACAACAACGGGTGGTAAAGTCCGTATGTTTGCTGTCTGCATGGATGTAGATGACCCCGGTGACTTGACTGCTCAAGAAGTAACCCGCGATACACTCGCATAAATAAAGAGAAGGGGCAGGGTGACTTGCCTCTTCTTCTTCACATGGAGAATATAGTATCTAATGGCTGAGAGTTTTCTTACTATCACGAATAAAGTGTTGGCTAGATTAAATGAAGTAGAGTTAACTTCTGCTACGTTTTCTTCTGCACGAGGTATTCAAACCCAAACTAAAAATGCTGTTAATGAAGCAATTAGGTATATTAATCAAAGAGAATTTAATTATCCATTTAATCATTCTACCGATACTGAAACACTAGTGGCAGGTACTGTTAGATATAGCATACCAGCTACTGCCAAAACAGTAGACTATAGCACCTTTAGATTAGTTAAGGATGAAGATTTAGCTACGGCTGGTGGTAGATTATTAAAACTAGACTATAACGAATATGTAAATTTATACATTACACAAGAAGATGAAATAGTTACAACAACGCTAAACGGTTCGCACTCTAGTAGTGTGACTACTCTTACTCTAACCTCGACAACAGGTTTTTCTACTACAGGTAAAGTACACATAGGAAATGAAATAGTTACCTACACAGGTATATTAGGTAATGACTTAACTGGTTGTACACGTGGTGCAGAAAGTACAACTGCATCTGCACATGCAAGTGGTGTTCAGGTAGCACAGTTTGAACAGGGTGGTGTTCCTACTCATGTAGTTAGAACACTAGACAATAACTATTTACTTTATCCGTATCCAGATAAACAGTATACAATTAAGTATGACTTTTTTACTTTCCCTACTGATATGTCTGCTCATGGAGATACAACAACTATTCCTGATAGATTTGCCCCAGTTATTGTAGACGGGGCTACAGCGTTTGTTTATCAATACAGAGGTGAAGCGCAACAATATGGAATTAACTTTGCCAGATTTGAGCAAGGTATAAAAAATATGCAAACCCTATTAGTAAATAAATACGAATATGTACGCTCTACATATATACCATACACTGGTAACTCTAGGGGTTCTAGTAACGTAAGGGCAAGCTAAATGGCTAACACTGTACCTTTTGCCTTTACTTGTGAAGGTGGTCTTGTACTGAACCGTTCCACATTTATTATGGAACCGGGATTTGCGCTAGAGTTAACAAACTTTGAACCAGACATTGAAGGTGGTTATAGGCGAATAAATGGGTTTAGACCGCACATAAATCATATTGTGCCTGAAGATACTTCGTCTGCTGAACCTGTTTTAATGGTTGCTTTGTTTAATAACTTTGTATTAGCAGCGCGAGGCAGAAACATATTTAGTTCTGCTTCAACAGAATTAACTGCTAAAATAGATGCTTCAACAGCAATGACGGGTTCTGGCACAATAAACGTATCTAGCACTACCTCGTTTAGTTCAAGTGGCACGTTACAAATTAATTCAGAAATATTTACGTACACGGGTAAATCTGCTACTGCTTTTACTGGTGTAACTAGAGCAGCTAGTAGCACTACTGCCGCCGCCCATAGTGCCACAGATGTAGTATCGGAATCATGGACTTCTATAGATAGCGGAAGAACAGGTGCAACAAAATATAATTTTGAAAGATTTAATTTTGATGGTACAGATAAACTAGTAATTGTAGATGGAGCCAATGCTCCAACTGTATTTAACTCTTCATTAAGTGCTACAGATGTTAGCACAAGTAGCGTAGAAGGTTCTAAATTTGTAGTATCATTTAAGAACCATATGTTCTATGCAGGTAAATCTACTACTCCTCAAGAGGTAGTATTTAGTGAACCGTTCAATGAAGATGGCTTTAATAGTGGTAGTGGTGCTGGAAGTATTAAGGTTGACGATACTATCACGCAACTAAAAGTTTTCCGTGATGACTTATTTATTTTTTGTGAAAATAGAATATTTAAATTGTCTGGTACATCTAGTTCAAACTTTGCAGTTACATCAGTTACTCGTGACATTGGCTGTATTAATGGATTTACCGTACAAGAATTTGCAGGTGACTTAATCTTTCTTGGTCCTGATGGTCTTCGTACTATTGCTGGTACAGCTAGAATTGGTGACGTGGAACTTGGTACAATTAGTTCTAACATACAGTCTATATTTAGGGAAAACTTAGAAGACTCAAGTAATTTTGATTCTTTAGTCATACCAGATAAAACGCAGTATAGAATATTTTTTAGTAAGGATGGAACGGAACCAACTACGTTTGGTGTTATTTGTGTAATGAAAGGTACAGGTTTTGAGTTTGCTCAAACCAAGGGTATTAAACCTGCTTGCACAGATTCAGTGGTACAAAACGGTGATGTAGTTCCTGTTCATGGCGGTTTTGATGGTTACATATATAGGCAAGATATTGGTGATACATTTAATGGAGCATTGATCCTTGCGAAATACAGAAGTCCTGATTTAACTTTTGGAGACCCCGGTGTGCGCAAGTACATGCAGAGGGTTAATATCAACTACGCACCTGAATCAACTATTGATGCGGATATGTTTGTACGATACGATTACGAAGCGGCAGGTTCAAGTAGACCAGCAGCTTATCCGCTAGACAGCTTAAATGTAGCAGGTGTATACGGAACATCTACTTACGGAACAGCAGCATATGGTGGACCATCTCAACCAATTGTACGTAAATCTGTAGAGGGTTCTGGATTTGCTGTAGCATTAAGAGTAGAAGATGGGGCCACCAGCACAGGGCCATATTCGTTAAAAGGATTTCAAATGGAATATCAACTAGGGGCTAGACGTTAATGGGTGCAACATATACAAGACAATCAACATATTCTGATGGTGATACAATCACCGCATCAGATACCAATGATGAATTTGACCAACTAGTTGCAGCATTTGCAGCAAGCACAGGTCATACACATGACGGTACGGCAGGAGAAGGTGGACCTATTACCTTACTTGCTACTAACGCAATTACATTTGGAACAGGAGCCGATACTGATATTAGTGTAACATTTGATGCTAATACATCAGATGGTGTGCTTACTTGGATGGAAGACGAAGATTATTTTCAGTTTTCTGATGACATCTTAATGAGTAGCACAGAAAAAATACAGTTTGGTGATACTGCATCTTTCATACAACAATCATCTGACGGTGTTCTAAGGATAGATGGCGAAGCAACTATTGATTTAAATGCTTCTACAGCCGTGACAGTTAGTAATGATTTAAAACTAGACAGTGATTCTGCTGTGCTAGGTTTTGGTGCTGATAATGATGTAACACTAACTCATGTAGCAGACACTGCTTTATTATTAAATGATGCGATTAAATTAACATTTAGAGATAGTGCATTAGCTATTAACTCAAGCACAGATGGTCAACTAGATATTGCAGCAGATACTGAAGTAGAAATAACTACCCCTCTTGTAGAAATATCTGCAGATGCTACAGTAGGAGATGATCTAACATTAAAATCAGATGCAGCGGTTTTAGGTTTTGGCGCAGATACAGATGTAACATTAACACATGTGGCTGACACTGCGTTACTACTTAATAGTTCTCGTCAATTACAATTTGGTGATAGTGGAACTTATATACATCAGTCAGCAGATGGTGTTCTTGACCTTGTGTCTGACACTGAAATAGAAATTAACGCTACCACAATCGACATAAACGGTGCGGCAGAACTGTCAGGTAACCTTACTCTTGGCGCACAACTCCGTATGCCAGATAATACGGCTAGTAAGATTCTTGTTGCAGACGGAACTAGCTTTGAAGAAAAGGCAGTTGGTGACCTTTCTGAAATATCTACGGTTGCAGGTGATGATGTATTTCTTGCTGTAGATACTTCCGGTGGTGGACTAAAAAAGATAACTCGTAGCACAATAGTTTCAGGTCTTGCAACATCAGGTGCAATATCAAACGTAGTTGAAGATACCACTCCACAACTGGGTGGTGACTTGGATATGAATGGTCAAGATATTGTCACCACTTCTAATGCTGACATTGAACTTGCACCAAACGGAACAGGCCACGTTACTATTAAAGGTAACACTAATCAAGGCACTCTCCAGCTTAACTGCGAAAACAATTCTCACGGTCAGCAAATTGTAGCGGCACCACATTCAGAGAGTGCTAATAATGTTTTAACTCTTCCTAGCACTGGTGGTGATGCTAGATTAGTATCAGCATCCTCAACGGCAACACTTACGAACAAAAGTTTAACAGCCCCTATTCTTACAGGTTCATCTTCTGCAGCAGGTTCTATACTATTTAAAGAAGATACAGACAACGGTACTAACGCTGTTACACTGATTGGTCCCGCATCTACAGCAGACGTTACTATAACACTTCCTAATTCAGCAGGTACAGTAGCACTTACATCAGACGTGCCGTCTAGTGGTATATCTAGCGGTAACGTGGCTACATTTACTAGTGGTGTCGCAGATAATGACTTTTTACGTGTAGATGGAACAGCGATAGAAGGTAGAAGTGCTTCAGAGGTTCTATCTGACATAGGTATAACACTTGGTATATCAAGCGGTAATGTTCCTTCTTTTGCCAGTGGTGTAGCTGATGATGATTTTCTTAGAATAGACGGAACTTCAGTTGAAGGACGGTCTGCCTCAGAGGTTAGATCAGACCTTGGACTAGCAACATCCGCAACAACAGATACAACTAATGCAAGTAACATAGCTTCTGGAACATTGGCTGCTGCTAGAATGGCGGCTGCACAGACAGCGATTACATCTTTGCTTGCAACAGATATTAAAATTGGTGAAGATGACGAAACCAAAATTGACTTTGAAACCGCAGATGAAATACATTTTTATGCAGCAAATGCTGAACAGGTATTTGTATCAGATGGCGTGTTTGGTCCACAGACAGATAGTGATGTTGACTTAGGTACAACAGGCGCACGTTTTAAAGATGCTTATGTTGATAGTGTTACAGTTACAGGCGATGTTGCAGTAGGCGATGATGTCACTGTGGTAGGTAGGTCAGTAGGTAGCACTATAACAACAGAAAATGATGCTAGTTATGACCTTAGTGTTGGAAATGATTTCATCACCACTACTGCAAGCAATCAAACACTCACATTTACAAATGCAGCAGCGGGTCAGTCTGGCAACATAAAATTTACAAACGGCAGTAACCATACTATTTCTGCACATGCTGATGTAGCTATTAACGCAGATGTTCTTACCGCTATCTCAGCAAGTGGCACGTATCATCTGGCTTACTACTGTAGCGCAGCATCTGGAAACGACACTATCTTAGTGTCTGCTTCAGCTATCTTAACTTAGGGAATACGAATGTCTTTAATTAAAGCACAAGGCGCAGGTGAAGTAAGCACAGGCTTTTACAGCCATTTGCTTGACCAGTCGTTGAAGTTCAATGATGACGATGCACAGGTTTTAAAAAGAACTCCTGCGAGTGCTGGTAATCGCAGAACTTGGACTTGGAGTGCTTGGGTTAAGTTCGGTGCTATGTCGCATGGAACTGATCAAATTACT